CTGTATAATCAAGATGACAGGAAAGAATAATGGCAACATCAAGCAGTACAAATTTTGAACCAAATGTAACTGAGTTTGTTGAAGAAGCTTTTGAAAGATGTGGGCTTGAGTTACGTACTGGTTATGATTTAGTAACAGCAAAACGTTCTATAAATTTAATGCTAGCTGAATGGGCCAACAGAGGTTTAAATCAATGGACTGTAGAAGAAGCTACTCAAACTGTTACAAAAGATACTTCAACTTATACTTTAAATTCTAACGTAATAGACATATTAGATTGTAGTCTTAGAAGAACTGAAGGCAGCGTAACAACTGATTTATCTATGAGAAGATTAAGTCGTAGTGAATATCTTAATATACCAGTAAAAGCTACGACAGGTAGACCTAGCCAGTTTTTTCTTGATAAACAAAATTCTCCTGTTTTAAAAATATGGCCTGCGCCAGAAAATTCTACAGATATATTAGTATTTAACAAAATAGTAAGAATGGATGATGCTGATACTGCAATTAACACCATGGATATGCCTTTTCGTTTTTATCCATGTTTTGCAGCAGGTCTTGCATATTATATTTCTGTAAAAAAAGCTCCAGAAAAAACACAAATGTTAAAACAAATGTATGAAGAAGAATTTGATAGAGCCGCATCAACAGATGAAGACAGAGCTTCTTTTAGAATTAGACCTGATTTGAGAATAAGATAATGGCTTACGCTTCAGCAAAATTCGCAAAAGCAATGTGCGACAGATGTGGATTTGAATATAAACTTTTAGAACTTAAAAAAGAATGGAATGGTCTTAAAACTTGTCCAGAATGCTACGAACCAAAACACCCACAATTAGAACCAACTCCAACTGTAACAGATGCACAAGCTTTGTATGAACCTAGGCCAGATAATGATAAAGAAGTAGGTTTTGGTTATGTCCTTACAAATAATGATAAAATTTTAGGAAATTCAATTGAAGGATTTAAAATGACATCATCTCTAGGAGAGGTTACAATCACAGTATGACTTATTCTGAACTTACAACATTAATACAAAATTATTTAAATAATGATGAGTCAACTTTTGTTGCAACAATACCAGATTTTGTAAAAAATGCAGAAGATAGAATATTTAATCTAGTTCAAGCAGATGTATTTCGTAAAAATGTTGAAGGTTCGGTAACAGCAGGAAACAGATTTTTAACAGCTCCAAGCGATTTTCTTCTTAGTTTTTCATTAGCAGTTATAGACTCAACAACAAATGATTATCATTTTTTATTAAAAAAACATCCAAGTTTTATGCAGGAGTATGCTCCAGATTTAAGTGATACTTCTTTAAGAGGATTACCAAAGTATTATGCAGATTTTGATAAATCATATGCAACATCCTCTAGCTCTGGCTCAACAATAGCATTAGCTCCAGTACCAGATGCAGATTACACAGTAGAACTGCATTACTTATACAAACCAAACAGTTTAGTAACAGACACATCAGGTACCTGGTTGTCCGAAAATGCAAGAGATGCTTTATTATATGCATCTTTAATTGAAGGCCATACCTTTATGAAGGGGGAGCCAGATTTACTAGCAAATTATGAAAATAGGTTTAATCAAGAAATTACAAGAATAAAACAACGAGCCGAGGCAAGAGGTAGACGAGATGAATACCGATATGACTCACTCCGCTCGCAAGTAAGTTAACTTAAAAAAAGGAGAAACATATGGAACGTATTTCTGAATTAGAAGAAAAAAATATAGCTATAGTCGGAATGGGCAAAAGCTGGTTTGATTATAATATGGCCAAATCACATGGCGCTGAATTTGATGAAGTCTGGGCTATAAATGCAGTTTCCGATGTCATATTCCATGACAGAGTATTTATGATGGACCCAGCATCTAGATTTTTAGATTCAGATGATGCTGGTGGCCAAACAGATAGTATGATTAGAGTTC